AGAAGTTTATTTCGTAAAAATCCAGTGTTTTCACGGATGATTCCATGAAAACACTGGATTTTTCATTATGCGTACATCAATTTTCCTTTTGGCACTGGAATTTCCCGCCCAATAGCCTTTGCCGTCTCTATCCATTCGGAAATAACTGTTTCCACATTTTCCAAAGCCTCTGCCGCCGTTTCTCCATCATAAACTTTATTTCCGCGAGGATGCGCAGCTCGCGGAGCGTTATTTAATCATAGGAAGGAATTTCCTATGATTAAATAAAAAAAATGCTGTCATACGACAACATTTTTTCGGGTTGGGCTATTATATTTATAATAGTAACAGTCCGTACGGGAATCGAACCCTAAAGTAATTGCCTTGAAATGGCTTAAAATAGCCATTCTTTCAATTTTTCTTTGAGTACCTTTGAGTACCAGGGACTCATAATGCTTCGATTAAGTCAAGTTCCTGTCTCTTTTCCTCAATTCCGGTACGATCAAAATAATAATGATCTTTTGTGCAACTAATGTCTGTATGCCCCATGGTATCAAGGATTGTGGACTCTTTCACTTTTCCGTCAAGCAAGATACTTCCGTATGTCTTTCGGATTTTGTGCGGAGATTTCACTTTCATTCGCAGTTCATGTTCGCAGATATAGCGCAAACGTTCACGAAAGTTGTAGGATTTCAACCGTTCTCCGTCTCTCTCAAATAGATATTCCCCGAAGGGATTTCTCTTTCGTACTTCATCAAGAATCCATTTGTACTTATCTGGAAGTATGGCAAATCGCAATCCTGCTTCTGATTTTGGAAAATCTTTGACCTCATAGTGAAAACCGTCATCATCCCGGTAACGAGTCTCTGTAGAATTGATAGCAACCGTGTAGTTTTCAACATCTTTCCGCTTTAATGCCGACAATTCCCCGACACGAACTCCTGTCTTAAACATGAATAGCAATCCAAGGTTCACAATATCCAAGTGATTCCTTAAGTACATCTCCATGCGTTCCTTTTCATCCGGCATATATACTTGGTCTTTTGCCTGTCGGACTACGTGCTTAAACGCTTTTGGCGATATATCCATGTCTTTCAGCGTGTATGTAATGGAAAACTTGACATACTTCTTCCGCTTGGCATACTTAAATATTCCATATATCAGCGTCCGGAAGTTTGAGAATGCCTTGGAAGTCATGTTGAAATCATGGATGCTATTTCGTATAAACGTTTCAAGCTCGCATTCGTCTACACTTTTGATTCTCTTATCCTTGATGCCATCAAAGTATCTCTGAAAGTCCATTAAGTATCTGTCATAGGTTGCCCTGCTGATTTCTTCAAGTTCCAGCTTTTGCGAAATCCAACGGTTGAAGATTTCCTCTACTGTAGGGTCATCCTCTCTTTCTTTCCAATAGTCAATGATCTTCTGCTCGACCGCTTCTCTGCGCTTTGCCTTGATTTTACGTCTGCCCTTAACTTCATCCGGCAGATATGAGTACCAGTTCTCATCCTTTCCTTGATAGATTTTATAGGGATTTTTGTTGAGTAATTTTTCTCTCTTTTGCATAGTGACTTGTTTCTGCACAAGTGCTATGTCGAGAATACCACTATCAACGGCATATTTCAACAGTTCTTTTTCATCCAATCAAATACCCCCGTTCTCTCTATTTTATCTTTTATATCTCTCACTCTGTACTCTATCGTTCTTAGTGATAGATTTTCTTTTGTGGATATTTGCTTTTGTGAAAAACCACGGCAGAGAAGAGAGAAAATCCTCTCCTCTTCTTCCGTGAAATTGGCATTTTCTTTAATGTATTCAAGTTCTGGCTTAATGAATTTTGTAAATTTCATAAGCCATTTCTCCTGTTAAATATAATCACTTAATCTCATTTGTGCCATTTCGGTATCTAACCTCTGCTTTGATACTTTGTAATAGTATTCGTCAAGCTCAAATCCAACGAATTTATGATTTGTGTTATAGCAAGCTATTAAGCTACTTGCGCTACCTACATGAGTATCAAGTATAATGTCATTAGGTTTTGCGTATCTGTTTAATAACCATTCATATAGCGCAATGGGCTTCTGTGTTGGGTGTATGCGATTTTCTTTACGCTTCATATTTTGCTGAAGCATTCCGTGCCACCTATATTTAATCTTCCTTACTGCAGTACCGAACGAAGTCCATGCAAGCTCGCAATCAGCAAAATCGTTATCTCCATTATCTTTATCCCAAACAATCCAACAACTACTATCAAACGGCATTTTGCTGATAAAATGATTTGCTCCCCAAATAATCTGATTTTTTGACACTCTAAACAGTTCATTGAAATATTTTTCGTTTGGTGGTTTTATATCCATTCCGCTAAAACTCTTGTAATCTTTTGCTTTTGCTAGGTTACTTCTTGTATGGTTTTTATCACCATTTTCTCCAATTCCATATGGTGGGTCTACAATCGCAAGGTCAAAATATTTGTCGGGAAATTCTTTCATTCCTTGCATACAATCCATGTTGTAATATCCAAAATCTAACATTTTCTCTTACCAAAAGGAAACCTCGGTTTTATGTGCGCACAACCTATTCCTTTCTTTGATTTTTATTTAGTTATCTTCTTTTCTCTTAAAACCCTCACAAGACACATCAAGCAAGCAACCGCTTTTTTCGGTTTCCATTCCTCCCCAATATGTCTTGTATCTGTAAGAGTTTTCGCATTTAAAGCAGAAATCCTTGCCATTGTTCAATTTGCAACTTGTCTTTTTATCTTCCAGCTTTTTCCCGATACTCTCGTTTATCCTTTTGAGTTCCTCGACCTTTTTCTGCAATTCCTCAAAATCTTCAATGAGTTTGTTGTATTTCTTCTTACTTAAAATCTTCATTCTGTATCACCCTTTCTTTTTCTTCTTAGGCTTAAACTTAAAAACATCATTTTTCTGACGGCTTACCATGCTACGATAGCCGTTCATTTTACTAGCTCTGCTTTTACTCATACCTCACACTCCTTCCGGTTTTTCACACCGCTCAAACTCGATAACCCACACCCACGGATTCGCATCCCAACTGTAACGATCAAGATCCGATTTCTTGATGGTTGAATCCCAAAGGTCATGAAACATACCTTTTACGAACTCGTCTCCGACGTATTTTAAAGGTTCTTCTTCAATTCCTTCTTTCACACACCCTTTTCCGTCAATATCCTGCAACCGCTCCACCCTCACATCCGTAACCCGGAGCCAGATACGTGCCGCTCCTTTCGGCATGCGGATGGATGGGTGCCATATATGACTATCATTTTTAAAGCCACTTTCTGCTACTTCGTCCGCTCTAAAAACATACTGTTTATCTGAATTTAAAGCAATTGGATACCCCCAAGTTTCCCGGACATACAGGATATCCCCTGATTGATATGGTGCTTTTCTGATACACGGCTCATTTTTTCCGTTATACAACATCAGTCCATCTTTAATATATCCAGTCCATCGTGGATTTTCTCCTGACAAGAATTTTACAAGCCGTCTAGTACAACTTTTCCGTCCGTCCAGAATTGCCCGAACCATTTCTGTATTGAATAAAATCGGCTTAATTGCCATCTACTCCACCGCCTTTCACAATCTCGATTGCTTTCTCAATTCCATCTAATAACCCTTTTTCGTAGTTGTTTTCGTACTGTATTTCTATTTTGCTATCCTCTGTTTCCAACTGCTCTAAAACCTTGTCCACGTCGTAGGCGGTCGGCTGTACATCTATCACGCTCGCCAATGTTGCCAAACTTACTCTCCTAAAATCATCATCGGATTTACTCGCATTCATGCAATATTCTTTTAGTGCATCTGCGCCAATCAGTTTCATCGTTTTTTATCTCCTTTCTTCAAATAATCAAAAACCTCATGCCCAATCATCCCTACAACTGACAGAATGCAAAAAAGCTTAACTCCAAATTCTGTTAGAATATCTAGCCTAATAGCTATAAGTATTAGCAGAATGAAATTTATGTACGATTGAAACATCATTCTTCATCACTCCAATCTAACCTGCAACCGCAATTACTACAGTAATTTGGCGCATTGTTGTTATCCATTATTCCTGTATCATGACTAACTTTAATTGCATTTCCGCACTCACAATGGAATACAGAAAGAGTATCACTAAGGTTATGGTTAAATATAGGTTTCTTCGCCGTCTGCTTAATCGCCGCCGCCCTACATTCTTCCGGCGTGCCGATTGCTCGGTACTGCTGCACTTCTTCAAGTGCCTGTATTGCAACATCCAAAGCCTCGGCTCTCTTTTGCGGGATGATACCACCTCTCGGTCTTATTGCATGTAATTCTTTAATTGCTTCACTTGCTGTCATGCTATTCCTCCTATTCTGCTTCTGATTGAAGCCATTCTTCCCACTCGCCGTGTTCTTCTTCGCTCGGAAATTCATGTTCCATCCACTGATAATCTGATTTTACTTTGCAAAGAAACTCCGCTAACTCTTCATCTGACATATTCCTTATCATGTCGGCATTGGTCACTTTCAAATCAACAAGTTCAAAACACTCATTACGCCATTTCAATACATTATCAATATTGAATGAACTGTAACCTACATGGTAATAATCTTCTCCGACTTTTTTGTACTTGATTTCGTAATACGGCTTGTTTCCTATCATCCTTACGATAATTTCCAGAGATGTAACTTTGTTTTTTGTATCATTATTTTCTGAAACCTTGCTATCGCATCCACAACAATGCTCATTATCTATTGAATTGCTGTTAGGCTGACATTTACAAGTGTGTGCTTTTTCTTCTATGGCTAAGTCAAGGTAATATTTCAAATCTTTTATCAGACTAATAGTTCCGAAGAGTTGTTTTCTCTCAAGCATTTCAACAACTTCCGGTATTCTTCTATCAAAGTCACGCTTGTTTACACTTTCAAGAATCTTACTCATTTTCTCCACCTCTCAATTCTTTCAGTTTTGCTTCTGCTTCGGATTTTGCGAGAAATACTGTTTTGCCTATCTCGCTTACCGGAATACAAAATGGCTCATCGTTATTAAAAAGTCGAACCGGTAATGCTTGTGACGCGTAAATGTATGCTTCATCTCCATCATACCCAAAATAACGAACTCTCCTCATGCTGATAATATCTTCCGGTGTCTCTCCGGCTCCTAATCTGTCCTCTACACATTCACGATAAAACTCGTAGAGCTTGTCTCCTTTGTTGCATGGGAAAATAATCATTCTTCCCTGCTCCTCAGCATCCTCGTAGTCTTTGAGTTTCCGATATACGGCATCTATTTCCTCGCAATCCGGTTCACATGCCCTTTCCCATAGTTCATCATCAATCCACAATGGATTTCTCTCCGTTAATCTCTCCATGCCTATTCCTCACTTTCTGCCAACTTTGCCATTTTCCAATCGGTGATATCACTACTGCACGCACTCCATGATGTTGTTCCTCCACTCCATGCGTACACTATTCCGTTCTCGTATTTTGAAAAATATCTTTTTCTCCACGCATCTTCTTCGCTATCTCTTACCAAAATCGGCGTATCGACTGCAACCTTGTTCCAATCAACAGGTGGCTCAACATACTCTGAATTAAGCCATTCACGGAAATTATACGTACTTCCTTTGCACGAATCCAACCCATAAAAATCACACTCTTCACATTTAGTTTCTCTGCAAAGTGCAGGCTCTCCATTTTTTAATACTAACTTTCCTGTGTTTACCGCAAGTTCTATGATCTCATTTCCGTATTTTTCTTTATTCGTCATATTAAACCTCCAAATCACATACAAACTTAATCTCATCCGCCAAACTCTGCGCTATCATCGGCACGGTCAACTGAAACTGCTTGTAATTAGCCAGTGTATCAATGTAGTCGATGAATTTGTCCGTGAAATACTGCAACTGTTTCGCTGTTATCTTAAACTCCTTTTTCAGAATCGTAAGTGTCAGCGCAAAATAGTTAAACAAAGATGCGCTGGAAAGCCTGTAGGCTTCACGCTCGATACAGAACCCTTTCTTTGCATACAGGGTCATTAACTGTCTCTGTGGAATTTTTCCGACTTCTTCTTTGATGTCGATTCCGTATTTACTTTTCAGATAAAAAGACAAGTCCTTTCCAGTATTTCCACCGGATGCTACTTCATCTAAGTAGGATTTCAAAAAATCCTGCAACCGGATGATTCTTGCCTGTCCGAAACCGAATTTGTCATGCAGAATTATGTACCCGATCACGACAAAATCTTTGTACGATTTTGATATAACCTTATCAGCATTTCTCTTTTCAAAATCATTTCGCCCGATAATCCGCATTCCCTGTTTTGTGTAAAATGTCGGCTTTTTCTTCCGTCTCAACGCATTGCTCATTTCTTTGATTTCTCCTTTCTGTATGTGATTTCCAACCATGCAAAATGACTCAATACAAGCTGTCTTGCGCGCTCTTCAATCTCCATTCCTTTGTATTTGTTTATCAATGATTCTCCGGCTTTTACAACTTCATCCCACCAAGAATCAGAGTTGTCCGGTGAATAGTATTTCTGAATGAATTGCCAGTAATCCATAAATACTTGCCATTCTTCCGAACCTTTTTCAATCTTTGCACTTGCCATAGCCACTACCCCTAAAACGGACAATCGCCATTGTATGGCTTAAATCCGTCCCCACGTTCTTTCTTTTTTATTTCCGCAACAACATCATCAAACGGTTTTTCGATTTCAACAAACTTCATGTGATCTCCATCAAATTCCATTGCTTCACGCATTGTCATTCCCTGTCTGTTCTTCTCGATTTTTACACCCTTGGCTCCCTTGTCATTGTCTGACAGATTCCACAGCATAATTATGTTTGACGCATCCTGTTCGATTGCCCCGGATTCCCTCAACTCTGCCATGGTAGGCTCTTTTGTGTCTCTGCTTTCAGATGCTCTTGTTATCTGTGAAAGTGCTATTACATGTGTATTTAAGTCTCTTGCAACCGATTTTAAACCTCTTGAAATTGATGCTACTTCTTCATTTCTTCCGGAATATCTGTTATCCGGCATAAGCAATTGCAGATAGTCAACAACGATAACGTCAAAGTTTTGGTGTCTGCATTCTGACTTTATTTCCATCGGAGATACAGTCCCGGACGCAACCCATAATTGATAATCACTCATTTCTTCATTCGCTTGGTTAAATTTTTCCTGTTCATCGCCAAGAAACGCTTTTGCCCTTCTGATTCTCGTTAAACCGATTTCCGCAAGCCTTGAAATAAATCGTTCATACACCTGTTTATCGCTCATTTCCAAATTGAAATATGCGACTTTAAGTCCCTTTTTTGCCATATTCCCAATAATCTGCGTTGTGAGTGCTGATTTTCCAACTGCTGGTCTTGCGGCAATTACTGTTACGTCACCGTGTTCAAGATCTCCGAGTGCATCATCAAGCTGTGATAACCCGATTTTTATACCGCCCTCTCCAACACTTTCGTTGAAATATTTGTCTTTATTCTCAACTGCAATCTGCTTCATTGGTTTTAGTTTTACTTCTTTTCCCTCTTGCAAATGTTCAAGTCTTGTAAGAAGATCGCTGATTGTATCATCGATGTCGCACGGTTTTAAACTGGATTTCTGGTACATTTCCCGAACCATTCTTGCCTTGTATTCTTTCGCAACCGCATCTGCATAGCTCTTAACCATGGTTGAAGTGATTGTTCCGGTAATACAGGATTTCATCAATTCGCTAATCTGTTCCTGGGTGTATTTGTGATTCTCAAGTGCCATTGACAAAGACATGGGATCAATGCTTTCATTCCTGTCATACATGGCAAGCATTTCCTTGTATGTGTCCTGCGCGAAATCAGAACTAAACATTTCCGGTTTCAGTGTTCGCCAGATGCTATTTAGCACATCATTGTCAATCAGTACGCACCCGATCACTCCGAACTCTGCTTCTGTCAACTGCAATCACCTCGTTTCTCCGCGATCTGCAACCAATAGTCGCAATCATTTTTCAGCCAATCGACATATTTTGGAATGTACCGAAAATCCGTATCGTCTGGATTCTTTTCTTGATAGTCACTCAAATATGCCTCTGTGGCTTTGTATAACAGCCGTGCAATGTCCGGTTGGTTCTCTTCGATAACTTCTAGCACTTTATCCATCCAAGCTGTTTTAGAGGTACTGTACGCTGTTTTCTTGGGGTATATATCAAAAGTCTTTTTCCATGCATCATCAAAATCAAACAAATCTCCGGAATCGGTCGACAACGAATTTTCTTTTATATTTTCTTTCTCTTTATCTTCTTCTTTTTCTTCTTCTTTATCTGAAACAGCGACATCAGACGATTTATCGGGCGATTTTTGCTCAATCAGGTTCTTCTGCTTCTTTCTCCGGTTCTGCTGATATAGCCTGTCACGTTCCTTTTTCTTCTCATAAGCGTCAAGCGTTTGGTGCTTATTCCAATTCGGAATCGTTATCACGTTGTCAACAACTTCAATCATTCCAAATTCTTCAAAGGTCTTAAGTGCAAGCCTTACCGTGTTCAAATCTCTGCGAAAAATGGTGGCAAGCATTTCATCCGTGAACGGTAATTTGTTGCTCATCATAAACACACCGTTGTTATTCTGTTTTCCGGCAAGAATGAGAAGTTTGAACCAAATCGTAATGATGCTATCCGCACTTGGCATACTCTCAATCAGCAGAATCTTTTCATCATCAAAGACATCTGTTGTGATTTTAATCCACTTGACTTCTGCCATTTAATCACTCTCCTCATACGTATTTTCAGAAATCAAAGCCATAAACTTCTCATACTGCTTTTCAGAAACCTTATTACCCTGTTTTTCCGGCTTCAAGCGGATTTCAAGGTGCTTTTCAGCAATATGCGATAATTCCTTAGCAAGACTCTTTTTGCCCTGTTTAATGCCGTCATAATAGCCTTTTGCCGGACGGTAATCATCAATCTTAGCTTTGCCCTCGCCCTGTGACCCGCTCGTCTTATTCCGAAGTTGATAACCTTTGTCTGCACAATACTTAATATAATACTGCTCAAGTTCATTAAGTTCTCCTATCGGACAGTGTACTGATGTTACATTCCATCCATACGGATTATCCTCTGAATACAGTCCGTGAGACTTCAAGCTAAGGTCTATGTGCTGATACCCAGAAAGGTGTTGTGACAATCTGGTTAAAATGTGCTTTGCCTGCCCCACGTAGGCATATCTAAACCCATTTTCGTCCTGCCTTGTCAGAATATAAATTCCGCTTGATTCATCAAGCCTTGGATTCAATGCAAGCCATTTCTGCTTGTTTTTGGCTTCGATGGCTTTTGCCTGTCTAAATTTCTTATAATCCATCCAATCACTTCCTCTCCAATGGCTTCATGCTCATTTGAGCCACAAACTTTCCGTAGCTCATTCCGGAGGCGCGTGCCATATGATTCACAGCCTTGATTGCATCATCCTTTTTCTTTGGCTTTCTCAATCGTTCTTTAACTTCATTGCCGATGCAGTCTTGGCAATCAACTTTGCGTTCATCTATCGTCATAAACAGTCTGCCGCATTTCGGGCATATTCTTTTATACACAATTCTTCCAGCCTTTTTAAAATTCTTAAACTGTGCGTATCTTTTTGCACATTTGGGTCTGCAGTATTTTTGATCTGGTCGCTTCGGCTCAAATTCAGCCATACAGTATTCACATAATTTCAATTTTTACCTCCAATCTTTTGTAAGGGCGGCACGGTAAACGCACCGCCAAAACATGGCTTTCAATAAGCTTGTGATAACTATTATTCGCCAAACAAGATAGTTCCTTTTAGGCTCTTGCCAAGGTGTTTCAACCTAATTATTCTTTTTCAAGTTCCGCTTTGATGGTCTCAAGTTTTTTCTCTTCATATTCAAGACGTACTCGGCAACTCTCAACAATAGCGCCCTGCCTGCTAATAAGCATTTCAACAGCTTTTTTCTTGTTTTTCTCCGTCAGAATGACCCTATCCCGGCTGCAACCGCTTAACACACCAATTTCGTCCTTGCGGATTCTCTGTCCTTTATATTCAAATTCCGATTCTTCAGTAATGATATACGTTTTTGGCTTTTCTTCTACGTCTACTTCTCTACAAGAAAATTTATCGCCCCAAAATCTGTAAATGTATAATTTCATCTTTTCTCCTTTCAGAACGGACAAAGGTTCATATAAACCTCTAGTCCTTTTTCTGCAACATAAACATTTGCTCCATATTCAATTGTTTCTTTCGTTAGTTTTAGGAATAACGCGGGATCTCCGCTTGTGTCCGATAAGTGTATTAAAACGACATTTCGTAAAGCTGGGTTGTCGTTTGTCTGAATAAATTTAAGTGCCGTATCAAGGCTCATATGGCCTCTTAATCTGTGTTCGTAGTTAGGCTCATTCCGGTCTACCAAGTCCATGCTATAATTGGCTTCAACCATGATATGCTCAACCTTTATGCCGGAAAAGTTGTACTTGCAATACTCCAAGTCGGTCAAGAATAACAGTTTGCCCATTTCCTCATGCTCGATTAAATAGCCGTAGCACTCGATTTCTGTATCATGCGGTACATTGAAGGGTGTTACTGTAAAACTGCCGATTTGCCGTACTCTGCGTGGTGGAATGGCTATTGTACGTTCTCCGGTTATGGTTTCAAGTGCAGTCTGTGTTTCAAATGCCGTATAAACCGGAATGCCGTATTTCATGAAATCTTTTATGTATCGCGCATGGTCTCCTAACCATGCTCATGTGAGACGATACATCCTGCGACATCAGAAATACGCCAATCAATCATTTTCTTAAAATCAAGAAATTTGCATCCTGCTTCAATGGCAAGGATTTCGCCACTGCTGCTGATTAAAGCGTAACTGTTGCCTGCCGATGATGAACTGCAACATCGCATAAGCATTTAAACCACCTCACTTTCCGAAAAATTCTTCTCTTACATTAATAATGTCTCGTGTCTGCCCTAGCAACTTCCTGTTGTGCTTTGCTCTCTGCTCATTGTCGCAAATGAACTGTTTGCAGATTTCCGGTCGTACCGGATAGATTCTGCATTTCTCACAACTCTTGTCCGTATCAAGAAAAGGGCATGTCATATCATATGGTCGATTCACAGTAGGAAGCAGGTGCCTACACTCTTTGATATGGTTCTTACGGATATATCTGTGAATTGCATCTACTTCCTTTCTTCTCATTGGTAAAAGATTGGAACAGCAGTTACCGCATTGGCTACATTTCCCATCTCTGCAAAAGTTGTAAATGTTATCTTCCATTCCTTTCTGTACGGATTCTAAAAATGATATAACTTCCATATGCTACTCCAATCCTTCATCCGCCGGGAACTGAAATACTTTCATGTAATTCTGGCTTGCATATTTTTGATATTCTTCTCTAAGCATTTCCATAGCTTTCTTTGCTTTTTCTTCCGTGGAGTATTTAGCAATAACAATGTCACTGACAAGATCATCTATCCCTGTAAGGTTCTTGTTCAAAAATAGATTTCTCCCTTAAACCTCTGAATAACTACTTGCTCATACGGAATATCCAATGTGCCGTCCTGTGATATAACTCTCATGCATCCACCTCTAATCTTTCATAAAGTCCGGTACGCTTTCGTCATTCTCAACGACTTCTCCGGCTACTTTCTCCGGCTCAACTACTTCACTCCCGGTCTCAATAGCTTCGGATTCAGCTACAACAAATGGCTCTGAATTGGCGTTTTCGGAAATTTCTTCCTGTGTCTGCTGATAAGTTTCATCTATCTGCATAAGAGACTGTTTTGCAATAGCATTAAGGTCTTTTGGATGCTTCTTGATTGCATTATTGCGCATCTTTCGAACGATCATGGATTCAGATGTATCAAGCCATGCGGCACTCATGTATGGTCTTGCAACTTCGCAGGAAAGCATATCTTCAACAGTTTTGCAAGCTAAAAGCTCTTTCAAAATTTCATTTTTCTTTTCTGCGATAGCTTTCTTTTCTGTTTCCGTTGCATCATAGCGTGTCTTTTTACCGCCTTTTACAAGCCCGAAGGTCTCATTCAGAAGATTATTACGGACATGAGCAAAAAGGTTTCCTTTTACGCTTTCACGCTCTGCTATCATATATTCAACTTTCCCATCTTTCATTTCCACCGGGTAAACAACACGGATAACTTTCTGCGAAAGTCCTTTTTCTTCCCATTCCGGCGGTGTAACTTCAATTCCTTTATGCTTTGGATATGTAAATTCATCCCCTTCTTTCACAAGCCATACTGGATATACCTTTTTAACATCAACACCAAAGTTACGAAGAAGTGCATCGTTTCCGTCTCCTTCGATTCCCATTTCTACTTCCTTGTACCAGTTTCCGTTTGCATCCTGTTTACTTCTCAACTGGAAGTAGCACTCCCTCGGCACTGCATTGGCATTAAGTTGAAGGCTTGATACCTGTCCGATAACCTGTCTCAAATTAGATCCATTCAAGTTACTCATAGCGGCTTTGCTAGATGTAACAAGGTTGTAAATAGCGCTCATAGATGCCATGACGCACTGCTTAGAATAATCATTAAGTACAAGTCCATGCTCTGCAAAGTCACGCTCCATAAGCCCTATGTACTGGTTTGTATAATAGGAAAGTTGTGTATTCATTTCCTGTTTTCCCTGTGTAGATACTGCCGTATTTTCTGCCATAATTATTCCTCACTTTCTTAATATCTTAAAATCTTAACATCGTTATCTTCATAAAAATTATTGAACCGCTCATTTAACAGTTCTAATTGTTGCTTAAGAATTTCCTTTGCTTCATCCACACACCGGAAAAGATTTTCGCTCTTGAGCTGCAGATTATCAATTCCCAATTCGCTGCAATTAAGATACAACACATTTCCGCAACCGCAAATTTTATGTATGCAAATGTCGATTCCGTGGCTTTGAGTTCTGAAAATCGTTCCGCTTTCCACCGGTTCTCCAAACCTTGCATTGCTAATCAGCTTCATGCACATCCCTCACTTTCTTCATATTTCTTCACAACCGCCATCTTATCAGCACCGTAGGTTTCTACCCACTTCATATCAACTGATTCATCCGTAACAGTCAGCTTTGCACCCTTGTCATTTACAACCGTGTCACCGGCTTTCGCAGAATCCTCGGTGCGATACACGTAGCTTCTTGTGCTGTTTGGAAATTTCGCTTTGATATACTGCATTTATCATTCCTCCTCAATTTTCAAACCAAATGGAACATTTCCATTAACAATAGATTTCCAATGTGCAATAACATTTGGATTAGCACTTGGATTGCATGGTTCCGTTGGAGCAAACATAAATCCGCTCTCCTGTTTCTTGGTTTCTTCATCCCATTCTTTCTCGGTTCCAAAGCAAAGATGCTCATAGAATTTTGGATTGTCCTCATATGTTGGATATTCCGGATGCTGTTTCTGCCATTCCACGACATCCACTTTAAACTTCTCCATATCAATAACCCATTTATCATGAGCAACCTTCCATTTTTCCACTTTATCGTTATTCTGGTTAATTTTGTTTTGAGCTTCTTTCTTTACAGATTCCCAAATTTTACTACTTATAGATATAAAAGAAGCTTTATACTGCGGATAAAGAAGATTGTCATAATCAAGAATTTTCAACCCTGTCTTATTGTTCTGAAAGTTCCATTCTCTAATAACCTGCCACATAATGCATCCGGCTTGAAATCCGGTAATTCCACCCGCCGGAGAATTGTCAACCGCGTGCATGGCTGCTATTCCTGTTGCCGCAACTGCGTGGCAAATAGTCCCATAATCATGCGAATAGTCTTCTGTTAAATGTCTTACAAATTCCGGAAGTGTTTCCACAGTCTGTTTTTTCGCTTCTTTGTACCATTCATTCTGGATTTTCATTTCTTCGGTAATCTCTTTCTCGCAATACGGAAGAGAACAATGTCCGGCTCTTCCCCAGAACCCTTTACTTGCACTCTTCCAACGCTTGCACGACATACACCGTGCATCCGGCTGTGTGATGTTGTTTCCGATTCCTATTCTCGACATTCAATATCCCCGCTTTCTTAGTGAAAATCCGCTTCCGGTTCTTTTTCCGGTTGAATATAACTGTCATCATATTCCTTATCAATAACGATAGCCGTTCCAGCTCTGGATAATCTCAAGAGTAGCACCTCAAATTCACTCAAGTTTCTAAGTGACGAAATCGTCAAATCCTTATAGGAAGAAAGTGTATATGGTTCTTCTTTTCCGTTGCCCCATATCCGCTTTGACACAGGAATTTCAACATTCAGTTTTTCATCATGCTCATTTTCAAATGTGATAACTGCTCTTTGCACACTGCTCCATGATGGCTTATCTTCCAGCTCAAACCGCATTTCACATTCCACGGATTGATAAGAAACGCCATCATCGTAATCAATGTCTAAATCTTCTGTGTCAATATCCCTTTCGCATTGTTTAATCCATGCCTTGAACAAATCCGTAAGTTTGATTTCTTTCTGCTCCGGCTCCACCATAAGGTCTTTAAAATTCTCCAGAATCTTTTTATTTCCAATACAGAAATCCGAATTAACAATCTCTGTTAAAACAGAATCAAGTTTGGGAAGATACTCTGAAAAATCATAACTCTCAATGTATGGAACCATGACTTCTTTTACCTTTTCCTCAATGGCATGCTTTGCATCTCCCCAACGAAAAGCATCTTCGATTGCTCCCACCAATGCATTCATAAATTTTTCTTTGACAATTTCACTTACTTCATCCGAAGATAAACTTTCCGATGCTATTTTCAATAATTCTTCTTTCATTTACACACCCTCCACTTTCAACTGCTTGTCCTCTGAAACGCTCAAAAGGATTAACTGTGCATCCATATCCGGCACATTGAACTCATTCAGCGATTCTGCGTTATCAACAAAAATCGGCACGCTCACACCGTATAACTCGCTTAATGAGCGGATAATATCAAGTCCGGCTAAAATCTTGTGACCATTATTCAAATCTGAATATCCGACTCCATTCACGGTACACTCACAACAATCTTTCATGCCGCCATTTAATTGCGTTTCGAAGAGTTTGAAATTAACTGTCTTAAAATGGCTATTGATAGATTCAGAAACCTTATTCAGCTTGAAACGAATGAACTCTTCCAAGAGGTAAAGCATCTGTTCCTGATCTGCAACTTTCTGCCCGATTTCTTTCTGTTCGTCTCTAAGCGTTTCGATGCGATCATCAATCATAACGTTGTTAGCCGCCTGTGCGATAATCTTATTTACTTCGTCAAGCTGGCTCTTTAATTTTACTTTATCTGCTTTTGCGTCCTCAACAACCTTATCTGCGCCCTTGGATTCTAACTCTGCAATATCAGCAAGCAATTCATCCTGTCTATCCTTTAACTTGGCATATTCTGTGTTCTGCGTATAATCAGCGCAAGACGGAAGCTTAGAAATCTGTTCATCAAATCCTTTGATAATGTCAATTTCTTCCGCTTCACGCAGTTTCAATGTGTTGATTGTGTTTTCCAATTCCTTGTTATTCTTGGTCAGATTCTTAATCATTTCAGCACACGCATTTCCATCATCAACAATCATGGCAAGCGTTTTCGCGTGTTCTTCATTAAATATCTCGATTGCATCTGCCTTTCTCTGCGAAAAATCGGCTCTTAAAGACTCTATTTTATCTTCCTGCAATCTTTGTCCGCATAACGAACAAACCGTTGTGGATTCGTCAAATACCCACTTGGAATCGTCAAATTTCTTTTCCTTTTCCTCTTTGTACCTTTTCGCAAGGTCAGCTTTCTTAAGAGTCTGTTCAGAAATTGATTTCTTATTGCTTTCAATAGAATCCTGCGCTTTTCTGATTGATGAACAAACATCCTCTAACTTTCGTTCGTGGTCATATTTGTGATTTTCAATCTCATGTCTCTTGCTTGAAAGTTCGTTATTCATTGTCTGCGCGATAGCTGACATTTCAAACTGACAATGCATTTCTTCGTTGCGCATTTCATCAATCCGAACATCAGATTTCCCAATTAAATCTTCAAGTGCTTCAATCTTTCTCTCCAAATCGGCTTTCAATAACTCCTGTTCTGCCACATCAACATCAACCTTGGATTTCTCGGCTTCATCAATACGAACCGGAATTTCAGCCTGTTTCTTCTTCCATTCAGATAATGCCTTGGAAAACTTGGCGCGAATATCATCTGTAGACGGTGCTTTCTCCAATTCATCAATCAATGGTGCATACTTGGCATCTGTCTGTGCAAGTTCCACATCTGAAACCTCTGCAACAAGTTTCATCAGAATGTCTCTCTGGTCTTTCCATTTCAAAGAAGAAAAATACTGCGGATTGGTCAGCATCTTAAACATTTCCTCACTCTGTGCCAAGCCGGAAACATAAGCCTTAAATTCAGCTTCACTTTTCGGATAACCGTCAATCTCATAAGAATTTGGGTTTCCCTGCAATGATACCGTATTAGTTCCACGCTTCTTAACCCAATTCTGTTTCTGAACCTTGGAAAGTTCCACTTCCTTGCCATCTACATCAATAACACCAACAACCTTGATTTCCACGTTATCAATGCGCTTTCCGTCCTTATCCAATGGTCTGACATTGAATTTTTCCTCGCCTGCACTGTTCTTGTTAAAAAGCAACCATGTAAACGCATCAAAAATCGTGGTCTTTCCTGCTGCATTCTGTCCTTTAATACTTGTCTTATTAGAGAAATTCACATCAAGACTCTTAATTCCCTTGAAATTCTCCATATGTAACGATTTTAAAATCATTCGCATTATTCTACACCCCCACGATTCCTTTTATTGACAACTCATATGTAACTTTTTCCACAACGTGACCATCTTTACACGTTTTCTTGTATCTCCGGCTCTGTAATCTGCCGTATGTGCTTACCTTATCGCCTAAAGCAAGTGAGTCCGTATATTCTGCGCACTTTCCCCATGCAATGCAAGTGATTAAATCCTCTTTTCCGTTTTCTCTTACGGTTTTGAGTTTCACATCACAGATTTTACGACCGAGTGGTGTTTCTCTAAGATGCTTTTCCTCGATAATGCCCTCAAGACTTACTTCATTCAAAGGGCTACCATCCTCTGGTTTTGTGATTGTATCAGCCATAACATACATAAGAATAGCTTCTCCAGACCCTGTTTTTACGTGCCGGGTAATTATCTTCCCAATGACACATACCGTTCCGCTGATTTCTGTATCGCTGATTTCTTTGTCAAACAGTACCGGAAGAATATCTGCAACACCGCTTCTTCTTTCAACTCCGATGAAAAATTTATAAAAAATCTTACCGCTTGATTTATGGCTTTCCCTTGGTGCTGATACAACATCGCCGATCAGTGTTATTTTGTTCTCCATTGCTTCTCCTCTCCATTTCTCTGTCAAGAACCTTTTCAAAATTCTCTTTATCATTCTGTTTCTTTCGTTTCCCTGCCAAAAGTTCAGCAAGCATACGCTTTTCTTCCGTGGAACATCTCGTGCCACTTATATACACAACGCCTACCATGCATCCTCTCTCATTCTGCGTTTTCTCTTAATTCGCTTGTCAAGTTCGGCTCTCTTCCGGTCTACTTCCGACCAATAATACATAATTGCCGCAATTACCGCCCCGGCTACAAATTTAATAGCCGCTATATTCCCTACCGCGCCCTCACTATCCATATAGCACGCGGCAACCAAGGAATATTCCATTGCAACCGCACCTATGATGAATTGGATTACTTTTTTCATTCATGCTCCTTTCAGCCACTTTATAATTTAGTACCAGTCAGAAACAAACGTTCCGAGTAACGGACATGCAACAACATCTATAAAACGCACAGAACCATCTTCCACGGAATATGTAAAAGCCATTGCAGGTGTGTAAGTCGAATCTCCTGTCTGTATCTGTGCATCTCTTACAGAAACCCCATATGTTGTTTCCTCGTCAACGAAAGTGCTTGAAAAACTTTCCGCAGAGTCAACCTTTGCCAAATAGTTGTCACCGCTACGAATTACCCTTGAATTAACTTTCTGAAATTCAAAATTGCTCATTTCAATTCTCCCTTCCATTATGCGTTTCGTTTTCCTCGCCCTGCTCACTATGTTTCGAAGCAGAACTCTCTACCATTCCAAGGACATATCCTTTCTGAAAATCTGTCATATTCGGAATGGCATCACGAAGTTTTTCGACAACTCTCTTTTCCTTTTCGCTCATTCAATCACTTCCTTTCATGCGCAATATCTGATTTCGTACTCTGCTACAATGTTCAAGTCGCATCCGAAAATATACATTAAAATAGGAAGAAGCTAATTTCTTTTGTACTTCCCATGCCAAATCATCCGTAAATGACTTGACCAACATCAGATAGCCCTGTTCTGTGATAAGATACATTCCGTTCGGAGAAGTTACACCAAATTCCCCCTTGGCTTCATCCGAATTTCGGACGAAGTAATCTTCTCCTAAAATAAAGTGTTTCTTATTGTCGTTAAATATTTTTCTCGCTGTTCCGTCTGGTCTTTCATATACCATGTCAATGTCCTTAAATGTGACCACTCGCTCGCCTTTGTACTCTTTGATGGAAATATCCGCATTTCCAATGTGTACCAAATTATCCATACTTTCACTTCCTTTCTGTGGTATAATTCCCTTATCATCAAATAAGGGAGGTGATACAATTTGAAATACTTTTTGTTTTGCGATTTTTCTACAATATCCTGCGACCGAGAAAAGATTGCAGAGATGTTAACTGAAAACGATATAACGTTCGCAAATATCAATAATTTTTGTTGGGAACTAAAAGTTCCGGATAAGTTTGGAATTCCAATCTGCGACACGACCGCAGAATCTATTCACTGCCTGTTTTATCAGTACACTCACAAGAACTCTCTTCTTCTTGTGGTAAAAGCAAATGAATATTTTCCAAACGGAGATTAGGATATAATCTCTTTGTTTCTTCATATACGGTTTTGGTTTTCAGCCATTTCCGCATATGAAGAACCTGTTCCATGACATCCATATCGTGAATATCCACTTTGTTTAAAATCTTCTGCAATTCCTTTTCCATTCCATTAAAATAAGAAACCGGAACAACAATTATGTCATTTGCTGATTTAATCTCTTTCATGTTCTCACCTCTTTCCTGTTCATTTGATGTACATACAATAGCACATTAAATATACATTGTCAATAGTTTTTGTTGACTTAATGAACATTTAATGTTAATATAATTGTGAAAGGAGGGTAAAGGATGAATGAGAGAATAAAGCAAGTTCGGTTATCGACAAAATTAAGTCAAACCGAATTTGCAGAAAAAATTTTAGTCTCACGATCTGCTGTATGCAAAATGGAAAGCGGAGAAAATTCTCCATCAGAACAAACTGTTAAATTGATTTGTCAAGAGTTTAATGTCAATGAAGATTGGCTTCGCACCGGAAACGGAGAAATGTTTGTTGAATTATCAAAAGACGAACAGATTTCAGCAATGCTTGGAGAAATCCAAAGATTAGGTGATGAAAACTTTAAGTATCGACTTGTTTCTGCACTGTGCAAATTAAGCGAAAGCGATTGGACAGCCTTAGAAAATTTAGTAGATATGATTTCAGACAAAAAGTAAAAAAGAGCCAAGGGCAATGCGCAGACCCTTGGCTCTTTTCCTATTTTAATAAGTTGCTTATGTATGCATATATGGTTTTTAACCAATGCAAATTGTCGCATTTTTCAATCAATTCAATGATTTCATTTTTGTAGTATTCTTTTCCCAACCTAAAACCCCCAATCGTGTGCCCTATGTAGCGATACAGATATTATAGTCAATCCCCAATTATGGGCGGAGCCATGCCAAACCCCACCCATGCCAGAACTTGAAGTGTCCTTTCGGACAAGTCCATAGTATCACTGTAATATGCATGATTTCAACATTTTTCGGTCGCAAGTTTCGACAGGAAATGTCATTGCAGAGAAGCAGAAAGCTGTTTCTCGATCTCTTCTTGCACTTTTGCACGCCAACGCATCGGCACTTCATCAATCGTCATTTCTTGTCTACCAGAATACGTCTCACGTAGAATTTAACCATATCCTACACCTCACTTCCTGCGGTAATGCTTGCCAGTTCTTGGATTGCTTCTGCGTTTGCTTCATGTCCGGCTTTCAGTTCGTCAATGGCTTTCTCCATCTCAGTCTTGGTTCTCAGGTTGACCGTTACGGTATATGTACCATCTTCTGCGCCATCTTCTCCCATGTTAGGCATATATGTAAACCCATCGGATTTCAGATCGGTGTATTTCCCCGACACTGCATCGTTGTGTGTAAATGTAACTTCCTGCAGGTTGTCCGCAGAAAATGCATCCGTGATGGTCTTGACGGCTTCGAAGTTCTCGGCTTTGATCTGGATGTTTCCAAGGCTTGCCCCATCGGCAACCTCGAATTCTGTTTTGTCTTTTAAAATAATTTTATCCATAATTTTTTCCTTTCTATGTGTAAATTTACGAGTTACTAAACTTATTTAAACGGCAGTTTAAATGTCTTTTTTGTTGATTTGAATTCAGAAATAAGCTTAGAAAATGTTTATAATAAATATGCTCAACAACACTATGCGATGTATATAGGAAGCATTAACTATAACAATAAGTTGGCATACAATGCGAATACGACATACGTTTTTATAAGCAATTGGGGTATGGTAGCGTTGGCTTTAAATGAATCAAAAGTCATACATTATGACACAGCTACTAAAACCTGGAAATATTAAAAAATGCTTACAAAAATTGATGACGCAACTTATGCAATTTTGTTCATTCTGCTGCTAGATACGTGAAACTAAAATAATAAATACCGGCTTCAAATACACTTCGTAAAACCACGCATTCGTTAACAGCATCTAAATACCATAGACCTGCTTTCCCATTAATGTTTGTTTGGTTAATGCCACGAAACGCTTTTTTCGGTAAATTCACAATGTAGATATATTCACCCGGAGTATTTTCTAATAAATCAATGCGTATAGAGCAAATTACTAAAGATCCGTATTGCATCGCATTTTCTTCTTGAAACAATACTTTATCCGCAAAATTTGTTCGAGGACAATATGGTGTCCATTGAACATTTTTAATTTTTAAACTGCCGTTTAAATCACTTAACTGTTTCGCCAGCGTGCCGTCTATATTCGGGTTCGCCTGCCTTGCATCCAGGGCATATCCCGTCTCCGTTGTTATCTGGTTGTTTACTACATTCGCTGCAGGGAACGCCCCATTGATTTTCTCTTTTAAGGTATCAGCCAACTTTATAACGTTTTTCGCTTCGTCCAATGTAATTGTGGTGCCATCCAAGTTAATGCTAAGCGTTCCACTCTCATCTACGCTCATGCTCTTTCCGTCCGGCTTTACAACTCCGGCATCCTCTGTTGTTGCAATCGCACTAGCACCGCCCACGATAGACTTAGACCAGTATTCCGTATTGCTCGTTGCCGTTCCTGCCGGAACTTCCTTTTTTGCAAAATAAAGCGTATTGTTATAAGTCACTGCATCCAATCTCTTATATGTAGCATCTGCACTCCAATCGCCTTTTGGCACAATTGCTACTCTTCCTGCTATAGCCATTTAAGCCACCTCCCAATTCAAATTTCCGTCATTGTCAACGAAAAAGTTATATGCCGCATTGTCCATGTAAATCAACTCCCCATCCTCATTCACATCAAATTCTGTCATTGTGAGTTTCTTGTTAATCTCGTTTTCGATTTCCTGCGCCCTGTCTGCGCTGTCCTTGGCATCTGTGGCAGATTTTGCCGCGTTGGTTTCGGACACCCCTGCGCTTTTGGCAGATGCTACCGCCTTGGCAGATTCCACTTTAATATCTGCAAGATAATCTGGGCGCAGATGCTTTTCTTGGATACTTCCCTCTTTCACGATTGCGGACACCTTACCGTCACTGCTAATTTCAAATGCAATGGTATTGCTATCTATAAATTCATACTGCGTGATCAGAGCGGACAAATCAACATTCTGCGTTGTGCCATCGTCCAGCGTGATAATCAACTGCTGCGACTGCGGATCATATGTAAAGTTGACTGCCAGCTTCTCCAACTTGGTATCAATGACCGCCTTGGAACCATTCATCTTAACGACCGTCAACGTACCGTTGGATTCATCCCAAAGGATTTCCTTTACAAGTTCGTTAGCTTTTGTCAAGTCAACTTTTGTGGTATCAAGCGCGCACACACGATCGTCGATTGCATCAATGCCGCCCTCTATGTTGTTCAGCCTATTTCGATTAATTGCGGTCTTTTCGCTTGGAAGGTTCTCCCAATATTCGCGGCTATAGATTTTCTGATATGCCATCTAATCACTTCCTTTCTAATGCGGATAGTCTGCGTTCAAAATCGTTACACCTGTTCTGCAGTTTCTGTATCATGGCAGTGTTAAGCGCAATAAACTCTTGATAGCACAATGTATACATATCATTTGCGCCACCATTCTGCTCTAAGAATTTTTCCCATTCCTCATTAGATTCAAAATCTTTTTCGGAGAATACCGCATGTTCCAGTCCGTAAAACTCATTTTCAGATATGCCACAATCCGTCATTGCCTGTTCTACGTCCTGTGCAACAAATCCAATGTGCATTTTCTCGTCATTTTCTATGAGCCGATATTCCATCGGTTGTAGCAACTCGAAAAATCTTTCAAACCTATCGTCCTCTAAGAGCTTTCGAAAATCTTTTTTCTTTCTACGATCAGATGTTGTTTTCCAACCGCCGGAAGAATACCCTCCGGCAAATGGATTGGGGTTAGTTCCACAGTACACAGAACTAGAACTTGGAATTAAATTTCCGTTGTCTGAAATTCGTACATAATCGGATAGTCCAATACCTTGCAAATAATGCGCGGTTGATGCCATTATACACTGCCTTGCACTTTCTGCGGTTGTTGCTGAATCTGCTGTTGTTGCATGATCTGCAGTGCTAGCATGGTCACCTATGGCTACACCATCTTGATCTGTTACAGAGTTTAGATCGATGCGTATGTTCTGCAGCATTGGCCTTCCTCTTGCATCGAGACCAATAATTACAAGGTCATCTCCTTGTGACGTTGCAATAAAGTTCAATGAATCAACGATTGACACTCGGCCATCGCCATCAAGCTGGAAGTTATTGCTGTTGACTATGAGTCTGTTTCCGCTAAGCGTAATCTGGTCGGCACTTGCATTAATCATCGAAACGACTTGGTCGTTTTCATCTCTTCCAAGTTTCAATTCCAATGATGCGTCTAATTGTCCCTCTGCTTTTTGTGCGCGGTTGACTTCTGCAGAAATGCTTTTTGCGGTCTGCTCAAACTTGGTATTTGTCTGTTCCTCTAAATCCTCATACGTGGATTGAAGATGGTCTGCGTTCCTCTCTAGCTTTCCGGTACGTCTTTCCACGCTTTCAATCGTGTCTCTAATAGAATTGACCTTTGCGGAGTGTGTCTGCGTGCCCTGTGCCGAGATTGAATCTCTCTTGCTTTGTACTCCGGTTAAAGTGCGTTGCAATAGATACGTTTCAACAATCTCTCTCGTGGTATTGAATCGGATTGGTTCCCCAAGTGTCAGACATGGATTTCCGACACAGGTGCAACTTTTAATCGGTGTGTATGCCGCCTGTTTCATAATCGGCAATAGGTTATTTGCGATCTGTTCCAGCTCCGCTCCGGTCTTGTCTGATACAAGAAAGTTTCCTGTAATCGAATAGTTGTTTCCGGCAGTTCCAACAATAGCACCGGCATTATCATCACTCGTCTTAATTTCAAGCTGCGTGATCGCCTTGCTTTGGAAGTCCTCATAATCAAACGTGATATAGTGCCCGGTCATGGATTCTGTGTTTGCATCGCTTGGAAACAAATTGTCTGCCGGAAATAAATCTTCTGCCGGATAAAGTGCGCTTGTGATTGCTTTCAAAAAAACATATTCAAACTTGCCATCTCGGTTGATATTACCAAAGCATCCGTTAATCTCACAGATTGCCGTTACAACCGTTTTGCCACTGATAGCAGACTCTTCTGTGACCGCGCTTGAATCGTCCGTCTGCGTGGCTACAATCGTCTTATTGACCGTCATGGAATCATTGACAAGGCTTGTTTCAACTTGCGCAATTCCAAGATGTGCAAAGAAGCTATCGCGGAACTGCTTTAATGTCATTGGAAAGCTAAGTCCTGCATACCAAGACTTTACATCTGTATTGATAATGTCATACATTGCATCATATGCCGTAATCTGCCGTTTTGTGCGGTCGGCAGTAGGAACATCGGATGCAACCTTAAAAACTCCGTATGGCATCGGATTTTCGCTATCTCCGTCAATTGTTTCTTCGATAGAGATTGTCTTTCCAATAATGTTTCCTGCGGTGTTCCGCGCTGTGAATTTTACACAATTCGCTTCGCACGCTCCAAATTTTAGTTCAGATTCCGAACAAAGACTTTCTTCAAGCGCAAACGTACCGATTTCAAGCATCGAATTGTCTATTTTCTGATTCGTTCCAACAACAGATATGACTATCTGTTTATCTGTTGCGGAATCCCAATACTTTTCTTTCAAACTACTATTTATCATATACACCACCTACAAACGAAAATTTGATTGGGTCATATTTTATCTTCCCATGTGCCACAGAATAGAACGTAGGCTGAATATCAGCGATATATCCGTACTGTGTCACATACCCGCGTTTCTCTGGCACGTATGCCGTGATATAGCCGCCGCGCTCCTTTGCCTTGGTATAGTTCTTTTCAATATTCTTCCAAAAATCATCAAACTGCTTTTCGGTCAGCATGGCTTTGGTTTCAAACTCAACCTTTAAGGCTTTCAGTTCCACGGCATCACGATGCTCATATCCGTTTTCATCCGTCCAAGGGTCTTTATCCTGCATGTTTACATAGGAACTAAACGTGTCCTGCTTTATTAAATTGTTTGGTATGGTATAATTGCCAAACTTTACTAAATATCCGCCATATCCCATCGTTTACCTCCTAAAATGGGTATAAAAATAGCACCTACCGTTTTGGTAGATGATATCCATTTGATTAAATTTTAAGCTACTACTGATTCCCATTCAGATTTCAGCTTTTCTACATCGTTTTCAAAAAGTTTGCAAGCGATTTCGTACAACTGCGGAATCATTCCCATTTCCCTGTCGATATAATCCATCTTGTTTCTTACTTTGGGTTTGAGTGCACACCCTTCCATCCTTGATTTAAGGTTGCAGTGATATTTCCTTTCAAATTCTCCATAAAGCAACGAATAGCGTTCTTGATACTTTCCATCGGCACCAAAACGGACAATCTGTGTTATCCGCTGTCTCTTGGTTGCCAAGTCAATATCATCAACGAGTCCGATAATAACATCTTCCTTATGGATGATTTCTTTCTGCTGTCTTTTAATGGTTTCATTCTGCTCTCTAACAGTTTTTAACGTCTGTGAAAATATAAGCTTAGTGTTTTCGTCTGCATATGGTAGGTAAGTGGAAATAAATAATTCATCATTATTGACATACCCACCTGTTTTACGGATTGTAGGGAGAACCTCGGATGTTACCCAACGTTTGAACTTATGAAGTTTCTCTTTTCTTTCGTTTATAAGGGAGTCGTTTTGTGACACACCCTTTGCTTTCTGCGGTTGCATTTGAAAAAGCAAGGAATATAAGCCGCTTTCATTAACAATCGTCATTTTTTGTTTTCCACCGGGAGTATCAATTTGTGACACACCCTTATCAGAATCATCAATATTTGAAAGGCTTCTTCTGTAATTCGTATCTCCAAATACTTCGCATATATCCTTTCCAACAAACCATGGTTCATCATCGACCATGACCATTCTGATCTGTCCGAATATTGGATTCTCAAATACCTCAATGCCGTTTTGAATCTTAAGCATAAGTTGTGATTTTTTCATTCGTGTCTACCTCCATACATTTTTATCTGAATAAAAAAAGGAAACCGTTTGTGAAATCACATTGGTTTCCTCTTTCGTACAGTATGGCGTTCGAGTAAGTAATCCGCTTCTTCACGGATAAGGTTGTTTCCTTAGTAATAAGGATAGACTATTTTTGATTTTGTGTCAATCCGATTTTGGAATTAAAATAAGCCGTGTTTCCACGGCTTAAGTATCATTTATCTTTCAATTTTTATTGTAACCAAGTATATGTATATGCTTCATCAACATATATCTTATAACTGCTCGGATAGATCGTATCGTAATTTGAATCGTACGGAAAACTAAACGAGAAATAATCGGTGTCTCCATTCTTTTCACATTCTGCATAATGATAATCATATTTGATCAAGTTGCCAGATGCATCATACATTAAGCAAGAAATTTTCACAAATGAAAAATCTTTTCCGGAATCGTTTGTAGCTTCAACCGTAACATTATCTGCTCCAATGTCCGATTGAACCATTATATTGCGAACATCACAAACAGCATTTGTTGCTTCATCAACACTCAACGACATTTTATAGTTATCATAAGAAACATCGTTATAATCAGAATCGCTCGGTGCGTCAAAATAAAGAACACATTCCTTACCAGATTCAAAAGCTCTGTTACAATCGCTTTTGCTATCCAGCATTTTACCGTTTTTGTAGTATACAAGTTTTGCGTCCAGATCAACATTTACCTTGTTGTTGTTTTTCAAGATAGCAACAACTCCATGACCACTATCTTGGTATTCAATTGAGATGTTTTTCTTTACCTTGTTCGCATTAAAGGAAGAAGTGACGGTAACTTTGCAAGAAAGCGTTTTCTTTGCAATTTTTGCCTTTACGTACGTTGTTCCTTCCCCAACCGCCAGAACCTTTCCAGACTTGTTTACAGAAGCAACATATTTATTGCCACTACTCCATTTAGCAGTTTTCCTCATTCCGCTTATCTTTAATGTTGCGGATTCTCCAATTTTTAAATTAAGAGTCTTTCTGCTTAATTTGATAGTTGCCGCCTGTGCAACAATCTGTTCCCCATCTGCATTTTGGATTGGCATAGCCGAAATCAAAACGGCAAATGCCAATCCCATCGCTACTAATAATTTTTTTGTGTTTCTCATAATGACTCCTTTCTTGTGATATGATTTATTTAGAATTATATCACGTTCTATTATAGAAGTCACTAAAAAACATATACATTGTCTCCGGTTCGATTGTAATGTTCTCTACCATAATCCCTTGCAGCTTTTCCTATGTCGTTTGTAGTAATTCCGAAATTTTTCTGTAAAATAGCTTGTAATAACTGATTTTGTTGTCGCAGTAAGGAAACCTCTTGCGCAGATGTTGAATTGATAGCATCTTTGATTCCGGTAATTTCTTGGCTTCCTGCGACCGCTGGCTTACCTCCGACTGTTCCCATAATTTCCGGAAGTCCATTTTCTCCAACTGTTGCTATGCTATATTTATCCATAAAACCGCCCGTTGCATAAGCCTTTACTTTAGGTAGGCTCACTTTCGGCACAAGATCGACTCCGCTCCACTTTACCTTTGCTACTTTAGCCGCCGCAGAAACAACACTGTTGAACCCTCTCAAAACGGTATTCACTCCACCGATCAATGAATTTATTGCTGTTTCAATTCTTGAAATTACGGTGTTCATTGCCCCGGCAACACCACTTTTCACGCTATTCCATAATTTGCTGAATATTTCAGCTACACTTTCTTTCATCTTCGAGAAAGCATTTTTTATCGGGGTGGTTACATGTTCTTTAAACCAACTAGAAACACTATTCCACGCCCCGGTTACCGCTGTCTTTGCCGCGCTAAAAGCTTTCTGAATAGATTCTTTTGCCGAGCTAAAAGCATTCTTGATAGGTGTTGTAACATGCTCCTTAAACCAACCGGAAACCACCGCCCATACCGATTTTACAGTTGTCCATAGAACCTTGAATGCAGTTGATACTGCCGATTTCAATAATTCAAAATTCTTCTTTATTGGCTCTATTACCTTTGATTTAAACCAATCAGAAACAACAATCCATACAGCCTTGACAATGATCCACAATCCTTCAAAGATTTGACCAACTCTTTTCGAAAATCCTTGGAAAAATGAAACAATAGGAGTTATAACATTAGTATTGAACCATCCAGAAACTGTTTTCCATACACCGGATATATCTTTCCATAAAGAAGAGAAAAAACCGGAAACAGATTCCCATAATCCCTTAAAAAAACCGCTTATTGGCTTAATCACATTAGTATTAAACCAATCTCCTGCTTTTGAGAAAATTCCTTTTATTTCTTTCCAATGATCCTTGACTACTACAGCCGCCGTTGCAACACCGGCTACTATTCCTGCGGTAATCGCTGCAGGTGCTGCCGCTACCCCTAAAATAACCGCTCCGACTGCCGTAATCGTAACTCCGACAAGCATAAGTGCTTCATTAAGCCAACTGAATCCGTTCTTTAACATGGTCACAAAGTTTGATATTGCAGTAAATGCGCCAATCGCAACAGAGCCAATCCCGGTTATAGCTTTTGCTACCGGGCTGATAAAAGAAAGTGCGCTCTCTGCCGCACCGCTACCGAATAAAGCTTTGACACCAGCTGAAACAGTTGTTCCAAGTGTAGCAAACGCCCCACCTATTTTTTTTGACAAAGCGGTAGACAATACTGCCGAGATTCCCTCATTTGCCGCAATTTCAACGCCAAGCCTTGATGCAAGTGAACCAGCTATTGCTTTTGAAATGGAAGTTCCGATTATATCAAGTGCGGTTTTTGCAAGATGTAATCCAAGAATTTTTTTGATTGTCAGCGCACCGATTATGATTCCAACTGTTTTTACATCTAGGTTGCTTAAAAACTCCTTTGCTCCGTTCCATACATCCTTCCATGAAATTTTACTTAATGCTGTCGTAACTGTATCAAACGCGCCCTGCGCCCACGAATTAAGCGTTTTAGCCAATAATGCAAAGTCAAAGTTTTGGAAAAACTTGTTTATTCCGTCTGCGATTGAATTTCCAAATTGCTTCCAATTAAATGTCGTTCCAAACGAATCCAATCCATGAAGCACCGTGTTTAATGAATTTGCGATCAGTTTTCCGGTTTCTCCGAAAAGCGTTGTTCCTTTTTGCCCTTTAAATAGTCCGTTAAGGAATTTGGCTAATCCCCTTCCAAAACCTTCAGCTTTTGCATACACTTTTTCCCATTTAATTTTTTTCATTGCGTTAATTAACGCACCGGAAATAGACTCTCCCAACTGTTCAAGGTCTTTGATTTTGCTTTTGAATTTCTTAAAGATGGTGTCCGTCTGAACTAATCCACCATCAGCACCGGTGCCGCCACCAGCACCTGAACCAGATCCAGAACCAGAACCTTTATTCCCGGAACCGGAAGTATTATCTTTACTTTGTTTTGAAATAACCTTTAATTCATCAAATGCACGAGTTGCCTGTTGGATTTCCTTTTTTGCTTTCTTGGCATTTTTTGCGATACCACCCGTGTTTTTCCCTGCGTTTCCTGCGGCATTGCTTAAATCGTCCATGCCGTCAGATGCGCTTCCAATATCATCAGCAAGACCGCTGATTCCTGCCCCTTTGCTTGCTTCATACTTCCATCCGAAGATAGAACCTAAAGCATTTGTTACCATCTCTGCGAAGGAAATAACCTTTTGCAGAACTGAATTAAGTACCTTGATAAATGGCTTGAATGCATTGATTAAACCACCACCAACAACCGCTCCAAGTGCTTTGAAGTTCTCTTTAAGCATGGTTATCTGATTGTGCCACGTATCTGCTGTACGTGCGAAATCTCCGGTAATATTGGTTGTATGTGCAAGCACATATTGATACCTCAACATAGCTTTTTCAGCCTGTGTCATTGAGGAAACGTTTGCATCAAGTCCTTGCTTTAACGCCCATTCCTTTAATGTTGCCTGCGTCAAGTCGATACCATAACGCCGCATAGGTGCCGTAGTACCGGAAAATACAGATTGCAGACTCTTGGCAATATCTTCTTGACTCACATCGTAGAATGAAGCCATATCTCCGGCTAATTCTGTCAGCCGGATAGACATTTTTGCCATCTGCCCCTGTGGAATATCAAGGGCAGTTCCCATTGCTTGGAAACGGCTTGCAAACTGTTTCGCGGACAATTCAGACATACCAAATTTTTCAATGGATGTTTTTGCGAAATTGTTAATTAGGCTTTCATACTGCCCGAATGTCTGCCTTACAACGTTCTCAACCTCTGTCAGTGAGGATGATATGTCAATGGCATCTCCAAGTAGCCTAAATCCACGGAATAAAGCCCAGTACGTTGCATACACTTTTCCGATTGCAGACGCAAGGGAGAACGACTTCTTGGTAACCGCAGAAGCACTTGAACTAAATCCGCTAAATGAGCTTGTGATGCTTTTTGCCGCTGTTCCTGCCGCTCCACCTGTACGCGATAATTTTGCCAATGCGTTTGTCATGTCAATAATATTCCGGCTTACACTAGGGGCTTTCGACAGTTCGGACATAAGCTGTCTCATTGCCGTAGCAAGTTTCGGGATATTTTCAATCGCCTTGGTGGAACTCTGGTAGCCAAGCTGTTTGATTGCAGATGCAAGGTCGGTCAGACCCTTAACAGATGCTGACATTCCAGAAAGCCCTTTTACTGCATTGGAAATCTGACGCATAGAACCAGCCGCAGCATTAATCTGTCTGCTGTTAATAGAGCCTAATTTGCTTACATTTCTTGCAACCGCAGAAAAAGTCCGTGTATCAATTCCACGCATTGCCGTCATTGCCCATGCAAGTCGGTTTACCCCTGTGGAAAGACTATTCAGATTTCCGGTACTAAGTCCAGAAAGCGCGGAAGATAATCGCCCAAGTCTTGTCACAAGCGCGTCTATCTGACCGCTTGCCTGTTGTGCCTGTGCTTGGATTTTTATTTCAAGAGACTCTAATTCCATTTATCCACCAACTTTCTACATAAGAAAAAGACGGTAAGATTTGACCCTTACCGCCCTTGAATTACTTTTTCAGTTTTCCCTTTTTCAAAAGAGAAAGCATTTTTGAATTTTCCTCTGATGTAAACTTAAAATTGGAAAATCCGTTCTTTTTTGCGATTTCCGCGCGATGTTCTTTCGACACATCATCTTCCCCAACCGCTTTTAATGCTTCAACGATTGAGCTTGAGTTTCCCTTGTACTTCGGATAATGCTTTCCTTTGTTTTTCTTTGCACCACCTACAACAATCACTGTATGACCTTTTGTGCGCGTCACAAGAATATCTCCGTTGTAAAGCGTGTCTCCCTGTTTATAAGAGCCTACATCTTTAAATAAGCCGGATTTCAGAATTACCGACCGTTCATTGGATGTATTGAAATCTCCCACATCCTTGCCGGACGCATAGATAATACAGGCACGTACAAGAGAAGAACAATCGCATTCCGTCTTGACCTTTGTGTTAATGCCATGTTTAATGACTCCGTAGCGTTCCGATTGGTCATAGCCGATATTTTTGTTGTCAGATGCAATCTGCATAGCTTCGGCTAACTTCTCCGCAACCCTATCGTCCTTCGCCCTTAGCACGTACCATCCCTTAGAATGGTTATAAAACTTCTGCGTAGACACTTCCTGTCCGGTCTGGTCTCCGGCTTTTCCACCAGAATAACAGTTTCCGTGTTCATCGTGCCGCGCACTTCCGATAATTACTGCCATAGCAATACCTCTTTTCTTAAACTATCTTTGGCTTTGGTAAATGCGATTTCCTTGATTCAGCCGCCCATGCTTCTTCTGCCTTAAGCATTTCTCGCATCTCTGCATCGGGATCGTCCGTATTATGCTTTTCGATGGAATCATAGCAAGTTTCTTTCACGTACTTACTATTACCCTTACCGAATGTCGCGTCTATTGCTGTCACAAGTGCTGACGTTGCATATCTGCCAAACCACATATACATTTCCATGTCGCGTTGCTTCCATTCTGCCTTGTATGCATCCACATAAGGCTTAAGCAACTCTGGATTCATCATATCTATATCATCAACGGAAAATCCGTAGCCTTTCGTTACCACAAGGTAAAACGGACGGATTTCCGCAACGTAATATTCCCATGTTAATTCTTGGCTTTCGCTTTGGATGGGGTCTTTTTCTTCTCCTGTGCCTGTGCTCTCTCCAACGACTCCATCATCTGCGCTAAAAAACCGTTTGTCATCATTTCCTCCTGCATATCAGCGAATAAATCCATGCAGTTAACCTCGTTTGTATCAATCGCATCATAGAGAATGTCAGACACCTTCTCAAGCTTCTCATCGTAGCCTTCGTTTGTTTTGTAATCATATCCAAATTCTTCATTGTGATGCATCTGCAATCCCACAAGAAGTGTCTTAGGAAGCGTTTCAAGAAGAATATCTTCCATAGAGGAAATATCTTCCATGTCCTGTGTCTTCATAATATCCTGTAAGATATGTGATTTTAATGATGGTCTTGTTGCAAACTGAATTGTATATTCTTTTCCACCTAATTTAACTTTCATGTTTTACCTTGCCTTTCTGCCCTATATTGGCAAGGGGCAGTGTTGCCACCGCCCCATTGTTGCTTATCTTATTGCTTCAAGTTCTGCGATCGACCGTTCATCCTCGCCTACCGGTGCGGTCGATTGCTCGTCCGATAGGCTTTTTACCCCACCACTGTTACGGTAAATGTGCCATCGTTGTTATCAACGACAGTCAGCTTATCTGTAACAAGCTCTGATGCTGTACTTGGAATAACTGTTACCGTCATTTCAAGGATTTCATCGTTTCCACCTACATCGTTAGGTGTTGCTGTTGCAGTTCCTACATATGCGTACTTCGCTACGCCACCAATACCGTCAGTTCCGTACAGATGGATAATATCAAGTTTTTTATCTCCATATCCATCCACCTTTGAAAGATATTCTTTTTCAAGGTTTCCTGTGATTTCTCTTGAATCAGAAGTCTTAATTCCTTTTTCAAAGGTCTGCTGGTCATCTTCCATCGTGGTTGACTCAACTGTGTTTGGCGGTGATGCAGGGCTTGGAACTGACTTAGCCGCAACCAAAAGATTGTATGTTCCTGCAAAATCGGCCTGTTTTTCCGTGTGCTCTTTTACAATGACACGCGTTTTATAACTTGTTGATGCCATATTTTCTACTTCCTTTCTGCTTATAGCTGATCTAAATGCTCAATGTTTCCAATTACGCGAGTTGCGCGGAATGTAACCGTTCGCACTTGCTTGGAAATTGTTTGAATTACATTTGATACCTCAAACATTTGTTGTTTAAAAAAAGACACCGCATATGCTGCGATGTCCTTAGTTGCCTTTCTTGAACCTTTGTTTGTAATTGTGATTTGAAATGTTGGGCGAATTGCGTTGATTGTCTTTGCTTCATTAGTCCTTCCGGCTTCTGTGCCACCGATTTGTCTGACTAAAAGTGTCGGGAATGTTGCGGTGCCGCCCGATTCTTCATCTTGCGTCACCTTAATTCCTCTTACCTCGCTCTCCATGTACGATTTTAAAAGGGAACATAAGGTGTCTTCAAAATCAAGTGCCCAACTATTTAACTCATTTTCCACCGAATACCTCCCTTGCAATCTTTACATACTGTTGAATAATCTGTTGTTCCGCATTGTACATAGGCATTGTGGCTTTGATACCGTGGGTATAACGCCATGTTTCGGTCTTATCGTCCCAATAGTACCAACCATCTTCAAAAGCGTGTATTTGCCCCGGATATGTGCCGACGCCGAATCCAAGTTCCGGTGCTTTTGGGTTCTCTTTGGAGTTATAAAAAATACCGGCTCCAAACTCTACCGCCAACAAAGTATAGAACGGTTCTCTATCTTCTGACGTTACCGTTTTTCCGGTTGCAATCAGAATCGCATTCGAGGTCATTAACTGCGGTGCTTTATCTACCCTTACCGTTATCGTGTTTCCTAATGGGGATTCCGATATGTGTTGTATTGCCACCGTCTGACCTATCTGTGCAAGCCTAGAAACAAGTAAATCGCATTTAGACTGTAAACTATTGCGGTACTTTTCTAACTCCTTTATGGCGTCTTGTATGGATTTAGAGGATAATGTCATTGAAATAGTTTTCTTTGCCACGCAATCACCTACTTAATATTCTTCCGAAGCAAAAATAAATCTGTGGTCAGTCCTTCGTCTGCAACGCCTTTTACGATGTAGTCTGCGGTTTCTGAATCCACAAGCCCATCATCAGTGCGTTTTACTTCCGAACGCTTCCACACTACATCGCCGGCTTTCAGTGGCAAATATCCTTTATCCGTAACAAGCTGACAGTATGATGTACTATCATCAATTCCAAATTCTTTCACAAGGGCTTCTGACAACTTATTGCTGATATTAGCTTGGAATGTTGTAGGTTCTGAAAACCCTTCAACCTCCTCGCCTTTTGGAATCTTGTTGCCTTCGGAATCTAAATAAGGTACAAAGTTCCCATCGGAATCCTTGTACCCTTCATAGA